AAGGCAAGATGCACAAAATGCCTAATGGTGATATGCACTCTGGTGCAACACATAACAAGTCTAGTAAAAAACTTTACCATTTTAAAGATCTTTCTAAAACAGCACAAAAGAGGGTTAAAAGTGGCAGCAAAAAAGTCTAAGAAATCTCCTACACCTACTAACAAGGCTTTGTATAACAGAGTAGTGGCAGAAGCTAAACGTAAGTTTGATAAATGGCCTTCAGCTTATGCTTCAGGGTACGTTGTACGTCAGTATAAGAAAAGAGGTGGAGGCTACGCATAATGTCACTCAAAGAGTGGTTTGGTAAAGGTAAGAAAGGTGATTGGGTAGATATAGGGTCACCAAAGAAAAAAGGCAAGTTTCAGCCTTGTGGTCGTAAGTCTACCAAAAACACCAAGAGAGCCTATCCTAAATGTGTACCCAGATCAAAAGCTAAGAGTATGACAGAGGCACAAAGAAAGTCTGCTGTAAGAAGAAAAAGAGCAGCAGGAAACACAGGCAGTAAACCTACCAATGTAAGAACATTTGCAAGGAAAAAGAATGGTTCAAAAAAAGTATCAAAATCCTAAAGGTGGTCTTAACAAAGCTGGTAGGGCTTATTTCAAAAGAACCACTGGTGCTAATCTAAAACCGCCAGTATCAAGAAAAAAAGCAAAAAAGTCACCTAAAGCAGCAGCTAGACGCAAAAGTTTTTGTGCTAGGATGAAAGGAATGAAAAAGAAAAGAACAGGCAGTAAAACAGCAAATGACCCTAATAGTAGGATTAATAAAGCACTTAGAAAGTGGGATTGCTAATGGCACTAACAACAACATATTTAGATTTAGTAAATGATGTACTAGTCAGGCTTAGAGAAGCTCAGGTAGCTACTGTATCTCAGAATGGGTATTCTTCTTTAGTAGGTGCTTTAATTAATGACGCTAAAAGAGAAGTAGAAGACGCATGGAACTGGGATGTATTAAGAAACACAGTATCATTTACTACACAGCAAGGCACATTTAATTATAATTTAGATGGTGCTAGAAACAAGTTTAGAATCATATCTGCACATAATGATACAGAAGATGTATTTTTACGTTATCAGACAACAGCATACTTTATACAAAATTTACTACTAACAGATAGTCCCACACAGGGGGCACCGTTGTATTATAATCCTAATGGTGTAGATGCTGATAGAGATGGACAGATAGATTTATATCCTATTCCTGATGGTGAGTATATAATACGTTTTGACTTAGTAATACCAGAACAAGAACTAACAAGCGATACTGACACCACAGCTATGCAGAAGAATGTAATCACATCTCTTGCATGGGCTAAAGCAATAGAAGAGCGTGGTGAAGATGGAGGTATCAGCGTATCAAGTCAGTATGCAGTAGCTAAACAGGCTCTAGCAGATGCTATAGCTATAGAAGCTGCAAGAAGACCTGATGAAGAAACTGTGTGGTATCCGTCATAATGCCTAATAAACCTATACAACCAGTAGCAATAACATCACCAGGTTTCTTTGGTATTAACACACAAGACTCTGGTGTTACTCTTGACTTGTCATTTACACTAGAAGCAGACAACGCTGTAATTGATAAGTCTGGTAGAATGGCTGCTAGAAAAGGATGGGAGTATCAAACAACTGCTGGTGGTACATCAACACTACCAGAGGTTCTAGTAGAGTTTGATAATTATACAGCTACAGAATCACATACTATTATTAGTGGCGGTAACAATAATTTATATGAAGGTGAAGGCACTATGTCTGCTCTTCCTGTATATAATGTAAGTGCTACAGGAACATTAGGTTATAGTATATCAGATAACAACTGGCAGTTTAAACAGGCAGAGTTTGAAAGTGGTCTTAACTTTAGTCCACATATGTATGCAGTACAAAAAAATCATCAGCCTTTGGTGTATAATAAATTACCAACAGGAAGTTTTGGTTTTAGAAGGCTAGTAGATGTTGGTAATGTTCCTTCTGGATACGGAGCATCTACATTTACACCTAATGTAGCATTATCAGCTTTTGGTAGAATGTGGATGGCTGATATAGCAAATGACCCATTAACAATATACCACAGTGTATTACTAGACGGTTCAGACTTTACTGGTTCTGGTTCAGGACAGTTAAATTTAGAAAAAGTCGTACCTGGTGGTGACAAGATAACAGCACTAGCTGCACATAACAACTTTCTAGTAATATTTTGTGAACACCATATTGTATTGTATCAAAGTGCAGATAATATAAGTAATATATCATTAAATGATGTAATCGTAGGTACAGGATGTATTGCAAGAGACTCCGTACAAGTTATAGGAACTGATTTAGTATTTCTATCTGATAGTGGTCTAAGAAGCCTAGGTAGAACCATACAAGAGAAGTCAGCACCACTAAGAGACTTATCAAAAAATGTAAGAGATAACTTTCTTGCACTTGTAGCGGTAGAAAACAAAGATGAAATAAGAAGTATATATTACGAGAAAGAAGCATTTTATTTATTAACTTTACCAGCTTCAGGATTTACTTTTTGTTTTGATGTAAGAGCAACACTGCCTGATGGTGCATACAGAGTAACCAGATGGGATAGTATAGACCCATCATCATTTATAGTAACAAATGATAATAGACTACTTATAGGTAAAACTAATGGTATAGCAGAGTATAAAAACTTTACTGATGATGGTTCTAGTTATGTATTTAGCTACCTATCGCCTTATTTAGATTTTGGTAATTCTGCTGTAACAAAAATACCTAAAAAGATTAATGTAACAGTCATAGGTGCTATTAATACTACGTTAGCTTTGAAGTGGGCTTTTGATTATGAAAACAGTTTTAATAATGCAGATGTGACAACAAAATTAGGAAATATTGCTGAGTATGGCACAGCAGAATACAATGTAGCAGAATATTCAGCTTCTGTGTTTATTGATAAACTTAGTACACAATTGTCAGGAAATGGTAACATCTTACAAGTGGGTGTAAATGCAGCAATAGATAGCAACCCTCTATCACTACAAAAGATAGATATATATTCAGTCTTAGGAAGGACTATATAATGAGTAATTATTCTAAAACAACTAACTTCGCAGCAAAGGACACATTAAATAGTGGTGACCCAAACAAAGTCGTTAAAGGAACAGAGATTAATACTGAATTTGATAACATTGCTACAGCAGTTGCGACAAAAGCTGATACTGCCTCCCCAGCAGTGACAGGCACAGCAACCATCACGAATGTTGTATTATCAGGCACATTCTCTGGTGGTTCTATAGAAGGAGGGTCATACTCATGATTGGATTAGGTGAGATTGTAGGATATACAGAACTTGGTATGCCTATTTTTAAAAATGTTGTAGAAGACAATGGTTTTGTTAGACCTAAAACAGATGCAGAAATAGATGAAGCTGTGGCTACAACTAATGGAATAAGAATAACAGATGATAATAGAAATGAAGTAACCTCTGCTGTTAATCAAATTACAGAAAATGTTGGAGATGGTAGAGGTGGAAATGTAGGTGAAGTAATAGAAGCAATTAAAACTCAAGTAATTAATCCTGTTAGAGATACAGGAAATGTAGAGTTTAAAGCAGAAGACCAACAAACTTTGTTTGAAACAAATTTAGAAACTTCAGGAAGATATGAAAAATTAAAAACAGAATTAACTAATCAAATGGATATGTTAAAACTTAATGGTTTTAATTATGTAAATCCAGGAGATTTAGATTATATTATAGACTATCAAGCTAAGTTATTTGCTGATAAAGGCGTAGACAGTATATTAGATATAGGTAAAAAGCCTGTAGAAGTAAGTAGTAGAGATGTAGAAGTAGAAAAAACAACAGACCCTGATGGAAATGTAATTTATCAATATACAACAGGAGCATCAATAGGAGGTGCTGGTGCAGTATCTAGCCCTGGAAAAACCATAACAGTAGACCCTAGCACTGTTAAAGAAGTAACTAGAAATTCAATAGGAGGTGCTGGTGCAGTACCTAGCTCGCAACCAGTTTACATAGCAACTTTACCTAGTACAGAACAACAATTATACAATAAAAAAACAGGAGAAAATTTAGAAATATTTAAGGGTGGGGGAGTATTAGAAGGTGTTGATTCTAACATATTTGGAACGCTATATTCAAATGTAGAAGGCGGTGCTAACTTAAGTGTAGACTTTATGGAAGATGGTACTCCTGTCTTCTATCCTTTATACAAAGACACTTCTGATATGGGATTAATTACTGCTTTAACAATGATGGGTTCTCTTCTTGTCCCTGTGTTTGTTCCTGGTGGTTTTGGTACAATAGGTAGTACTTTATCTGGTGGCACATTTGCAGCAGGGTCAGCAGCAGCAAATGCAATAGGAACAGCAGCGGTAGCAGGTACAGGTGCTTATATAACTAGTGAAGGCGATCTTGAAAAAGCAGCAATAGGAGCATTATTAGCAGGTGCTACTACTTATGGTGTTCAAAGTGGATTTGTAGGAGATCAATTAGTTAATTTAGGAGTTCCTGAAAGTTTTTTAGCTGGTGAGAATCCATTAGGAATTACAATACCTACAAGTGGTTCTAGTGTTCCACAGGCTTTTGCTAATGAATTAGCACAAGGCGATTATATAGTAGAAACAAGAGCTGATGGATATAGACAGGTATTTTCACCTGTTAGAGATGCTAATGGTGTAATTACATCTACAATACCAGAGTCAGCTTTAACAGATAAATTAAATAATTTATTAGTTACTTATCCTAATGCTGATCTTACTACTTATGGACTTCAAGAAGTAGTAGACCCTGATGGAAATATAAGCTATAATACAACAATAACAGAAACACAATATAGACCAGATATTTTAGGAGGTGGTGGCGGTACTGTAGGAGCAGGAATAGGAGGAACTGTAACTACTACTGAGTATGGTATTAATCCTGCTACTGGTGGAATGGAACAAGTAAGTTCATATTCTTCTCCTTTTGATGCTACACCAGCAGCTAATATAGTTAGATCACAAGAAGCATTAAATCAAGCGGTATCTGATGGTGTAATATCACAAGCAGATGCAAACGCAGCTTCAACAGCACTTACTGAATCTGGTGGAGTGTTTGATAATTTACCTGGAAATATTAAAGATATAGTAACAAAAGTAGGAGGAGGATTAGCAGCTACTGGTATAGATTTAAAAAGTATATTTGGTGAAGGTATTGGTGGCACTTTAGAAAAGCTATTAGGAACTGGTATAGATTATGCTGGTTTATCAGCTTTACAAGAGTCTTTAGAAAAGCGTGGTGAAGAAATACAACAAGAATATGCTGGTGTATTTAGACCATACACAGTTACAAGTGGTTTTGGTTCTGCTGAAATAGCACCAGAAGGAGCTACAGCTACTGTTGGTGCTGATTATCAACCCATTAGAACAGCACAACTTGATGCATCTAGAGGTATGTTTGAAGACTTGCCTACAACAAGAGCAGATGCTACAGCAGCACAATTAGCAGCTACTCAAGCATTAACTGAACCACAGAGACAAAGAGAACAAGAAAGAATGTTAGGTACACTAGCACAAAGAGGTTTGCTAGGTTATGGTCAGACTATGCCAACTGTAGGAGGGCAACGCAGAGTCAATCCATTAGCTGAGTCTATACTATCTGCACAAGAACTTGCCAGATCAAAAGAAGCACTAGATGCACAAACATTTGGTCTAACAGAAGCTGGAAGACAACGACAACTAGCTCAAGGTTTACTAACAGGAGGGCAAACTATAGATCAACAAGCGTTGGCTGGTTTAGCTACTGGTAGAGATATATCAGCTACACTACAACAAAAACCAGAACTAGAAGGTTTAGGTGCTAGATCACAATATGATCAATTAGTTGCTTTAGCAGAATTAGACAAGATGAGAGGTTTACAGTCTGGTGCTAAAGGATTGTTTGGACTACCTACAGAACAAGGTAATATAGATGTAAATGAATTAGAAAAATTAATACAAATAGCAAATTTATTAACGCCAAAATAAGGAATAAACATGGCACAAGAAATAACACAAGGTTTGTTTAATAACTTATTTCAAACTAAAACACCACGAATGAGATCACAGAGTTCTTCTTTAGGTGGTCTTTTTCAGCAACAACCTATTACTTTAGGTAGCGGTGCTATGACACCTATGTCTGCTTTAACTCAACGTGTTATGCAAAGCGGTGAACAGTTACAAGGTAGTATTAGAGGCTTGTTTGGTCAACAAAAACCAGAGCAAGCACAAAAAACTGCAATTACACAACTAATAAGAGCTAACCCTAATCTTAATTTAAACGAGCCTGAAGGGTTAAGAAGAATGGCTCAACAAGCTATGAATGTTCCTGGTCTTGAAATGTTTGGTATTAAGCTAAGAGAGCAAGCTGATATATTACAAGAAAAACAAAGAGTAGCTAAAAGAACAGAAGTAAAAGATCTTTTAGGTATGGAAAAGACAAAAGCGGATATATTGAAAATACAAAAAGATTTAAAAGGCGGTACTAAGTTAGCAGTTACTTTTCAAAGAGCAGCATCAGCATTAGGTTTTCCTATATATCAAACTCTTGAAGAATATAGTGACTCACAGAGAAGGGCAATGGAAGCATATACTAAAGAAACAGGAATAAGCACTGCTGCTGCTGCAAAAGAATCTTTAAGACAAGAGAAAGCTGCACTAAGACAAAAAGGTAAAATTGATGCTGCTAGAACAACTGTACGAGCTTTAAATACTGTTATTGGAAGATTAGATTCAGAAAAAACTGAAAAACCTTTTATACCATCGGCAGG